ACCTCGCACAGAGTTGACCAAACAGGTCATGGATTTTGCTCGTCCTAGCGTGAGTTTCACGAACATTGATCTGCCAATTTACAACAGCACTATCAAATTGGCTGGCAAATACAGCTGGGAACCAACCACTTGCCAACTGCGTGATGATGCTGCGGGCAACGTCAGCAAGCTCACAGGCGAACAACTACAGAAACAGTTGGACTTCATGGAACAAAGTTCTGCAAGTTCGGGCATTGACTACAAGTTCCTTACCAGATTTGAAATCTTAGATGGCGGCAACGGAGCCAATGAACCCGTGGTATTAGAAACCTGGGAACTGTATGGTTGCTATCTACAAACAGTAAACTACAACAACATGGACTATGCTCTCAGTGAAGCAGTGACCATAAGCATGACAATCATGTTTGACAATGCTATCCAATATCCAGTTGGATCTGGCGTAGGTGCTACTGTTGGAAGAACTTTGGGTGACATTGCCACTGGTGTTGGCGGACTAAGCGGCGCCTAAACATCATGAGCTTTTTTGGCGAAGACTTCCTGCAAGGATTCTTCGGCGCTGATGGTCTCAAAGACTATAGTCACGCCGCCAAAACTTTCCGCACCAATGGTTACGAGCTCAGTCCTAGACTAAAATTTCTTTTCCATGTTTATTTTACAATAAACACCGGACAAATTCCTGCATTACAAAATGCCTTTGGCGATGGTGAAGTAGCCACAGTGGGTCTCATGGTCAAAACTGTGCAGTTGCCAACTTATACCATTGATGTAGAAACCATGAACCAGTACAATCGCAAGCGACTGGTCCAGACCAAGATCAATTACAATCCTGTGCAGATAGTGTTCAATGATGATCAAAGCGATTTGATCCGTAACATGTGGTACAACTACTATAGATACTACTACAAAGACAGTACATATCCTTATGATAATGCAGCCAGCATCAATGGCAGCATTGGCAATCTCCAGACCTTGCAAAATGGATTCAACTACAACGGCAGCGACATTTATGAAAACAGCCGGCAAGTTGGTGATTGGGGTTATATCGGCGAAGGCTATCAAGATTCTGTTACTTCTATTGGCCAGGCCTTGGGCAGCAACAACAAACCTCCTTTTTTCCGTGACATCAAGATCTATGGTCTCAGCCAAAAGAAATTTGCCAGCTACGTATTGATCAATCCAGTGATCACTAACTGGGATCACGACACCTATGATTATTCACAAGGTGGCGGCACCATGACCAATACCATGACCATACGCTACGAAACTGTCAAATACTTCAATGGTTATGTAGGCGGCAACCAACCCAGCAACACTGTGGTAGGCTTTGCTGATCCCAATCACTATGATGTCACACGCAGTGGAATTTCACGTCCGGGCAGCCAGGCCACAGTGTTTGGACAAGGCGGACTGGTCGATGCCGGTGTCGGCTTGTTGGAAGATCTCAATGCCCTGCAGACAGGACAAGGTGGATTACAAAACATTTTGGGTGCGGTGCAAAAAGCTGGCACAGCCTATCAAACATTCAAAGGCAAGGACATTGCCAGCATAGCCAATCAAGAAGCCAAACAAGCAGCCAATCAAATACTTCAGACCAGCTTGCCAGGCGCAATGAGACAAGTGGTCAACGCTGGCAACGGTATATTCTTCCCCAATGCTCCCAAGAATCCCACAACCAATCGCACTGTGGGCACAGGCATAGGCGCTGGAGTATTAGGGCCCAATTCACGCATAGGATTCTAAATGGGTACCACAGTCAACTATGCCAATCCCAATGTCGACGGCACAGTAAAAATCTTTGATGAATTTTATGTGTATTCGGCCAATGTTCCGCAGTTGGAATACGATGCCATCTACAGTTATTTCCGCAGCGTGTTTGATACCTCTGAGGCTGCTGGTAATTTCACAGTCAGCGTGTTTAGGATCAGCGAAAGCAGTGGCATACCTGCCATGGAGTTGTTGCAACAGTTCCAAGGACAAAGCCAACCAGAACTGACCTTGACCTTGGCCTACTATCTCAACAGTGTGCGCAGTGATTCCACTTTGCTGGGCGTGAATCAACCAACCCAGCCCAACTTTTATGTGGCCAGGAATGTGAGACAATGACATGGCCAACAATTTCCGGCAAGGATTTTTCCAAGTAAAAAACCCTCACAAGTATGTAGGACTGGGCCGACCAAAATATCGTTCGGGTTGGGAAATGACTTTTATGATGTTTCTTGACAACAACGACCATGTGTTGCAGTGGGCCAGCGAAGGTGTAAGCATACCTTATCGTAATCCTATCACAGGCAAGCAGAGCATGTATGTGCCAGATTTTATTGTGACCTATCGCGGTCGCGACAACACTATGCGTGCTGAAATGATTGAAATCAAACCCAAAAAACAAAGCATCATAGAAGAACGCCAAAGCCAGCGAGATCGTGCGCAGGTGGCCATAAACTATGCCAAATGGGCCGAAGCTCAAAAATGGTGCCGACGCAACGGCCTGACTTTTAGAGTCATAACCGAAGATCAAATATTCCACAGTCCCAGCAGAAAAACCGGTAAATAGGGTATGACCCGAAAACTGGAAGAACTTTTTGATTTGCCACCCAGCGGTTGCGACAGCGAAACCACGGAACCAGACACGGTTCCTGCTACTCAAATGCAACTGCAAGAAATTGACGCTACCATAGACAAGATTGATCAGGCCCTGCCGGCTGTGCGTGGGCTGGATGCGTCGGATGCCGAAATGGACGAATTAGCAAACAAAGCGCAGGAGACTTTTGACAATCTAATGGACCTGGGCTTCAATGTGGACAGCAGGTATGCCAGTGAAATTTTTGCTGTAGCTGGAACCATGCTGGGACACGCACTCACAGCCAAGACTGCCAAGCTGAACAAAAAGCTCAAAATGGTTGAGTTGCAGATGAAAAAAGTCAAACTGGATCGTGATGTGCAAGGCGATGAGCCCGCACAAACAGCACACGGACAGGTGTTGAGCCGCAACGATTTGTTGGAAATGATCAAAGGGTCCAAGGACCAAAACAATAACAAAGCATAAATAGGATATAGGGATACAAATATGAAAAATTTTCAAGAATACCTGGCAGAAAGCCAAAGAACCTACAATTACCGCATCAAAATCGTAGGTGACGTCGAGCCCGCCTTGATCAAAATGTTAGAAGAAAAGCTCAAGCAGTTTGATCCAGTCAAAGTGTCAGCTGTCAAAAAGACACCCATACAGCTCAAGCCCGCAGACTTTCCTGCACACGCCAATGAAAGCGTCAGCGCCATGGATTGCGAATTCCGCTATCCGGCCATTGAGCCACAGATCCAGCAGATCGCTCAACTCCTAGGACTTGATCCAAACCGTATCCGTTTGTTGACCACAGCCTATGAAGACAGCATGGCCGATGAAAAAGAAAAGATTGAAGATCAAAACAAAGACCTGCTCACAGACACAGACTATCCTGCACCTGACGCAGAACAAAAAGCACTCAGCAAAGATTATGCCGCACCTTATGATCAACACGCTGTGTTGAAAAATGCTTACCGCAGTGAATTTACTGTGGCTGGCGGCAAGACACCGCCTGCCCAAACCACGAATGATTTGCCCATGGGCACTTCAAGTCCAATGACCAAGGTCAAACGACCACCACGTCCAGCTACAGGCGCCAACCCAAGAGGATAACAGAATGACATTTTTTTACGACCTAAACAAAAGATTGGCAGATATTGCCAAGAAACAAGACCTCAACGAAAGTGTTGGTAGCACCTCAGGATTCCTTGAAGGATCGACCGGCGACTATTCGGCCAAAAAGGCCCGTGCCGGCAAAGACATTGGGAAACCAGGCAAGATGTTTTCAAAGATCGCCAAGAGCGCAGGCGAGCGTTATGGCAGCAAAGAGCGTGGCGAGAAAGTGGCCGGTGCTGTGTTGGCCAAACTGCGTGCCAAAGAAAGTGTTGAAGAAAGTGACATGGACGAAAGCGCACTGCAAGCATATCTAGGCAAAAAGAAATATGGTGAGACTGGCATGAAGGCTTTACAAAAAGCCGGACGTGAAGGCGCCAGCAAAGAAACCATGGCCAAGATTCGTGCTCGTCATGACAAGATGGACGAAGCTGACATGGAAGAAGGCAACAAGTTTACAGGCAATTTGATGAAAGCTCGTGCCGCTGGTTTGAAGAAAGCCGACCTAGAC